CACATTTCTCTTATTTGTTCTTCTGTGAGTGTCTTATTCAACATACTCACACAAAATTCCCTACTATCTCTAACTAATGTTCCTGTGTAGGTGAAATGCGTTAGACCCGCTTCTTTGGCTTTTGCTATGGTGAATTGTCCGTGAAACTGCATTACTGAATCATGTGCTATCTGACTGGCATAACGTCTTAGGTTATTACCCGCCCTGTCACTTGCATATTGTGTATGTAGCTTTCTAACAGCGTCTTCTACTTGTGCTTTTTTTGCACTATCAAACTTATTTTCATTAATAAAATCTACCAGTTCATTTATTTCTGCGGTGTTTGACCTCTTGTAAACTCCATTTATATGTGAACGAATATTACTTACCATGTCTTCAAATGGTCTACCCGCTATGGTGCTTTGGTATACTTCATCGTTTATTACTTTAAGAAATCTTTCGGCTACGTCTTCAAATCCACTAAATGACTGCGTTTTAAGAGCGTTCAAGGTTCTAAGGTCAACTTCTGTTAGGCTTTTGAACTTCTTAGGTATCGGCATTTCGCCAAATGTATCTAATACCTCTTTTGCAATCTTGTTATATTCATCATTAATTATTATGTCGGCTTCATCTAAAAAGGTTGTTTCTATGAGGTTTCTTATTTGCGGTCTTAGCTGAATAGCTAATCTTTGTGAAACAAGTTTACCGCCAGTCGCCCTTGTTACTTCTCTTACAACGTCTTCTTCAAGCCTGTATAAAACATTTATTATACGTTCTTCATGTTGGTCAGCTAATTTATCTAGTATTTTTGACATTACAGCGGGAAGTCTTTTTTCCATGCTTTAATTGACCAGAAAGCGGGTGATAAAGACTTTTGTCCTTTTACTTCTTTGAGTACACCACCCATTCTAGCCAGAAATGACTTTTGCCTTGCGGGTATGTTCTTCTTTATGGACATACCCCTAGCACCAAATGTAACCTTTTTAATCTTGCCAGTAGACTTGTTTTTTACATAAACACCAAACTTTTTACGCTTAGATTCCGCTGTAGACAATCTAAATGGTTTGTTTAGCTTTACTTCTTTACCTCTATACTTTGCCATTACTTTCTTTTTCTCTTTGATGCTCGTCTGATTATGTCTTTGTCGAAAGTGCCAGACCGACCCCTTTTAATTAGCTTATTCACTCTAGCCATTGCCCAAGCGTTCATAGGGATTCGGGGTCTGCTACCCGCTGATAAAAATGCACCTTGACCCCTACGAAAAGAAGCCTTCAAGTCTGCAAGGTTGAATAGTTTAGATTTCTTTGCTTTTGCTCTTAGTGTCGCTAATGTCTTTGCTGATAAGGGTTTTCTTCTTACTGCCATTATGTCCTATTCCTTCTTCTTAGTAATGAGCGTGGTATTCTTGCACCCGCTTTATACAAAGCACTTACTTGTTTCAATAAGCTTGCTCTAGCACTTCTTTTTGCACCTTTAAGACCCGATAGATATTTTTTAGGAATACCAGTTCTTTTATCTTTGGGAACTAGCCTACGTTTCTTCTTCTTCTTCAACTGTTTGCCCTTCTACTTCTGTGGTTGTAAATTGACCTCTTACTGCCCGACTTGAATCTATTTCTTCATTGATAGATTTTATCATTTCGCTATCGTCAATGACTGCCTGTGCTATCTGCTTATCTAGTTCCTTGTTAAATGTTTCGGACTTAATGCCACTAGCTTTTGCCATTTGTAAGAACTGAAGGTCATTCGCCCAATCTCTAATATCAAACGTATCTGGATAGTTTACCGAACCATCAAACTGTTTATCTTGCCACATAGCGAATAAAGACCAAATCTGTTCTTCTGCGTTCTCAAGATAATCCGCTTTTTCTGATAATCTGGCGTTTAATAGCTGAAATTCTGTTTGTAGAGCAATACCACTAGCTATTTGATTGCCTGTTGCCCTTACTGAACCCATGTGCGTTATCCTATCAATAGCATCTACCTTGTTTTGGATACATTTCATAATTCCATCTAGGTTCTGACCGCTTGGCTGTATGATATACGGCTTTAGGCTTGCTTCTAGGTCTTCGGGTATCTCTATTATAGACCCCGCACCCGCACTAGCTTCTACATTAGGTGTTTTTACAAGGCTTGGGTGGTTTGCTAGTCTGATTAGCTGTTCTTTCTCTGAATAGTCGTTATAGATTGACTGTTGCAAATATGCTACATCGGCTAGGTCACTAATCCCTATAGGTCTTTTAGCACCCCTTAGATTATAAACATTTACTGCGGGTATCTTGCCTATTGGGTTTTGGATTTCCTCAATTAGCCTTGAATCACCTTTTGAATATTCTTCTGAATACTCCTCTACTTCATAGGTGCTTATTGTTTCTTCTGTGAATACTTTAATTATTGCTCTATCTGCGTTTATATCCTCCACGAGCATTAACATATCCAAATAGAACCTTCCACTAGGTGACCGCTTGTAGTTCCAGTTCACAACGTTTTCTGGCGTGTAGATACTGATATAGGGTCTGATATCCTGTGCTAGTTCTTCTGCTCTGGTGTTGGCGTTTGACTGTGGCTTATCAACTATGACCCAACAGTTGCCATAAATACTAGCGTTCATTTGTACTTCACGCATTACAGTATTGAATGAGCGACCATCTAAGTCTGCATCCATAAGGAAAGACGTTAACTGTTCATCGCCATCTAATGACCCATAATCTCTTGTTGGGGGAACTCTCCACAGAAAGCTTGTGTATATCTGAACAACATTCTTACAATGGTTGTCAACAGGGGTATGTCTTATTCTAGCGTCATATTCTTCGGGTGACTCTAAAACATATCGGTGAAGGTAATAGCCGTTTTTATAATCATTCCCGCCTAGATAACTACGAATATAGAACTCCCAATTAGAAATATTTGCATCCCATAAGTCGTGTTTGCTTGTAAGTGTTTCCCTATCCATTAACTCCACCTTTTAGGATGGCTTGGTGCAAAATTCCTTCTTAGCGGAAAATTATACTCTACTAAGTACCCTAGAGCATCATTCATATGGTCATAACCGCTATCTTTGTCGGGAATATGCGTACCTTCCTTGTAAATCTGTCGTTCTATGCTTTTGATTGCATTTTTACAGGACTTAACAATAAACAAACTACTTTTACCATTTACGTTCTTTAACTTACTATTTACTGCGTTAATCCTATCCCTTACTAAAGGTGCTGTACTCTTACATCTTACATCAAATCCAGAATTTTTCAATATAGCTAAGTCGGTTGTTCCACCCGCTGACGTTTTTCTTTGTCTAGCTGATGGGTCTGGATAAACCACTATCTGCTTATTCTTATATCTGGTTTTAATCTCATCACACATTTCATTCGTATTACTACTGTATATTTGTATCTCATCTATCATAAAAATTCTATCATTTTCTATAACGCATACTACAGCACTCATAGGGTCTACGTTGAAGTCTAAACCTATATGCAATATCCCACTATTCTTGCTGTACTTCTCTACTATGTTTTTATCTCTACTGAAGTTGTAATAAATCATCCCCGAATAGTTTACAAAGGTAGCTTCGTATTCTTGTTGAAAGGTTCTAAGGTCTAGGTCTTGCTTTGCCTGTTCTATCTCGTCTTCACTTACTTGTTCGCCCTCTAGTGTCGTGTATTGAAAGCTTTTCCAGTCTTTATTAGTTTCCCCCATCTTGTATAGCTCATAAGACCAGTTCCCGAACCCTCTAGGACTTCCACAGAACAACGCATGACCTTTTGTGTCTGACAATGTGGGTCTAAGCACCTCATACCATGTTTCTTTGCTGATATCTGCAAACTCGTCCATGACTAAACCATGTAAGCCAACACCCCTTAATGAATTTTCGTTGTCACTTCCCCTTAGTGTTATCTGGCTATTATTCTTGAGTGTAATAGTTAAATCGCTATGGTTTATGCTCTTTACCCATTTGTGCTGTATCATCTTTTCTTTAAGAACACCCCAACAGATAGCCTTTGCCTGTCTATAACTAGGTGCAACATACCAGACCTTTTTATTAGGCTGACTTGCAAACTTGGCTAATTCATTTATGGCTAGATATGTTTTACCGAACCTACGCCCTGTAATCAGAACCCTAAAGCGTGAGTCATCTTTAATTACTTTCTTTTGTGGTGCTGTAAGTGGCATTAATCAGCCGACCATACTAAAGGTTCATCTAATTCGCTTGATTCTATCTTGTCTTGTTGACCTAAAATATTCTTTCCTAAGAATATCTGCATGGTCACATTACCCTTTTCAGCCGACTTCCATTGTAGTTGTCTAAGACGCATTTTCATTTCTGAACGCCCTTTTGTCAGAAATTCCGAATAACTCTTTTCTAATAAGTCTGGTGAACACCCAAAAAAGTCAGCCATTTCTATATTTGTGCAACCGAATGAAGCAAGCTTTTGTAGCTGTTTTGTATCTATATGGTACTTCTTTGGTCTTGCCATCCTATTTATACCCCATAGTTAGGTGGTGTGGCATAGCTTCTCAAGGTTCAACCACTAATCATTGTACTACTTACCTACAACAAACAGTCCTTAACTATGTCGACTAATGCCACAATCAAGATTTACCTAATATTTATCCGAAAATCTACAATATTTTAGTTTTTCTTAATTTTTGCCCTGTTTTAAGCGTCATACAGGGGGTGTTAGCTATGTGCCGTGTATGTTTGTACCCCCCAATATTAGACCTTTTTCATTTTTTTTTATTTTGTTCCCTTTGCTTTTTTGCAAGCTTTTTCCATTTATCAACTGTTGCTTTCTTAAAGACTCTAGTGTTGCGTTGTCCTGTATCTGGAACTATAGGCTTGAGTGCAAATATTTTTTCGTAATCTTTATCCATTATATCCATCCTATTGTTGGTGATTCAATATTACCTTTTGACCATACAAACCATGCTAGTGCTAACATACCACCGCTATAAGGTTCACCATTCTTCATTAATGCCTGTCTTTGACTAAATACCCATACTTTTTCTGGTGGATATCTCTTGAAAAAATCCCGCCTTGCTACACCTTCCAGAAAGCTTAGTTTGAGAAGTAAAGCCACCTTATACCTAGCTAGTTCTACAGCCTTTTCAGCAAACTCTAATGCGTTCTTAAATGGGGGGTTCGTTATGATGTTATCATGCTTTTTGGTTTCCATAAGAAAATCAATGCGGGGTGTTCCATATCCTCTATCAACTAAGTCACTTGAGAAAACATTATATCCATTTTTAATAAGAACTTTTGAGATATGCCCTTGACCGCAACAGGGTTCATAAATGTTACCCCTAAAAGTAGTAACCCTTAACAGGCTTTCTGTTGACTCCTCTGGTGTTGCATAGAAATCATTTTTTTCCCTATTGTCACCAAAACCTATTATCTTTTGTGCTTTACTCATGGCAAATCCCAATAATAAGAGCGAACACTTCTACAGTTCTTTTTAGTAGAAATAGGGTCACGAATTTGGTTGATGGCTGTGGCTAACGCTAAACATTCCGCATGGTTATCAAAAACAAGGCGGTGAACTTCAACATTAGCCGTTTCTATATCTGTGATAGTAATGAGATACATGGTGAATGTTATGACCTCTAGCATTTTTTATTCTTGTAGTAATTCTTAGTTAAACGCTTTAGTTTCCAACACATTTTTTTATCCAACTCTTTTCTAAGTTCTTCTAAATCGTAAATAGCATCGTTTAAACAATCCATTTTAATAACGTCATCCATTTCAAGAAATGCTTTTTGTGGTCTTGCTACCGCTTGTTCAGACATTTCTTGATAATTTATTGAGATGATTTTTTTCATAGCCACCCCCGCAAATCAAGATACTTTTCGGCTTGCTCTTTTGTAAACTCACCTTCTGCTATTGCTCTTTGAACATCCCCTGTATGATGCCTAGCTGTAGAAACAACGTAACCTTTTATAGTTTCGGTTTCCACACACTCCTTGAACTGCTTTAGTCTGAAGGGATACATATCAACCTTTTCTGTGCTAATTGCTTTTGGTTGTTCATCCTCATACTTCTTAGCGGATAGCCAAAAGGCGGGTTGCTTTGCAAATTGCTTATCTTCTACCGATTTATAATATTTGTTATACATATCAGCTAGTTCTTCTGGCTTCTCTATCCATTTGTCTTCTAGCTTCATATAATTCTTTTCGGCTGTTCCCTTGCTGACTTTATTAGCTACCTTTTCCCAAAATTTTAAAAATAAAGGTGCATAACTTACTTTGGTTTGTTTAGCGGTAGGGGTAGGGGTATGGGGTAGGGGGGTTTTGTCTAGGTTATGGCTAGGTTTTTTTGGTCTCCCACCAAGCTTCCCATTTTCTTTAGACGCTTCCATACGCCTTGAAATATAAAGATATTCCTGTAG